CCGCGACGCCTGCGGCGACGACAGCCGTGCCGGCGGCCAGACCTGCAGCAGCCTTCCCGAAGGCGCCGCCAAATTTTGAAACTAAAGTTTTTTCAACCTTTGTACTCTGTTCGTCGACCTTGCTGTCGTCGACATCCACGAGATATTTAACAGAACCAACATCAGGCATTTTTCACTCTGGCCTCCAATATGCGGAACAATTTCGCCCAGCCTTCCTGGACGGATGTCTCGCTGCCGCGCAGTGCGTAGAACGCCTTCAGGCGGGTGAGGTCAGCGATCTCTTTCTGGTTGTGTTTGTTTGGTGTCGGGATCTCCGCAGCGCGGATCCCGATGATCTCCGCGAGCTTCGTGCCCTTCGGTATGGACTGCAGCAGGGCCCGGAAGCGGACGATGTGGATCGTCTTGTCGGTGTAGAGATCTATCCCGTAGGCCTGCTGGAAGGCCGCGCAGATGTACGGCCAGTCCTGCTCGATGTCCATCGTCCTGGGCCCGGGCGGAGGCTTCGGCCTGTCGTCCTTCACCAGGTCGATGATGGCGTCCAGCAGCTCCGGAGCGACCGGGTGCGGCTCTGTTACGAATATGTCGAGGGCCGTCTCCAATCGCAGTCCCAGCGGGAGATCCTCGTCTGCCAGCGCGTCGGCTGCAGCGAAGAAAGCAGCATACGACAGATCCAGCTGATAGACGCGCCCGTCATAGTCGACCGACGTCGGCAGCCATTCGTATGGCTTCATTTTGCCGACCAGTTCTTATACTTCTGCGCGATCTCGTCCTGGCGCTTCGCAATCTCCGGCACGATCACGTCGGAGAAATAGGGCAGGAAGTCCGCGAGCAGTTGGGCGTGGTCGCCCTGGTAAAAATCCAGGAGCGCCTGCGTCTGGTCCGTGCCGAAGATGAGCTCGAAGAGCGCCACGATCGTCGAACCGAATCCGGCAGTCGCCTGCGCGAGTGCTGCGTTCTGCTCTTCGCTCTCGGGCGCTGCCTTGCGATATTCCTGCAGGGTCGCCCGCACTTCCGCGAGCTTCTGCATGAGCCTCTGGAACTTACCCATAATCCGCCCGGTGTTGATGTCCACGTTCACCGTCAGGCGCGCGTCGCCCTCCGTCAGGTCGATCTCGTCTCTAAAGTTTTCTGTTTTCTTGATTGAATAAGCCATGTTGTCCTCCTATGGTTTGATACAAAGCGGGCAGCTGTGACACTGCCCACCCGTTTAAGTTGCCCAGGCGTCGCCGAGATACGGCTGGCCATTGAAGCGGAGCTCGATGCTGCACGCGCTGCCGTCGGTCGTTGCTCCCGAAATGTCGGAGAGGTTGACCATCGTCACGTTCGCGCTGATGACCGTGTCCGTGCCGGACTCATCGGTCTGAGTCAGGCGGAGATGCGTGTCACGCGCCCCCATGAGGCTGTACTTCTGCCCGAAGACGAAATCCTGCGCAGCGTCCCCGATCACGCGGTGGCCTGTCAGTGTTACGGCCGGAGCCATGCCGGTCACGTAGTTGGCTGCAAAGCCGTTGCCGCAGAGGAAGAAGTACTGCTGGATCGTCTCGTTGAGCGCCTCGCTGATGTTGTCGATGCCGGCGCAGAGCTGCGCCCAGGTGGGCGAAGACGCTGTCGGTGTGGTGTCGATCTCAGCCTTGTAGGAGTAGATCGGCGCCAGCTCCGGCTTCTCGAATGCGAGAAAATCTGCTTTAGAAATTGCCATTGTTTACTACCTCCAATAGAAGGAGACCTCGAAGCTGGAGCCGCAGATCCACTGGTGGTTCTGCTCCCTGCCGATGATCGCCGGCGCGGATGTCGTCGCGATGTTGATCACCTGCACGGCCTCCGTGCTGAGGTCGGTATACGATGTTCTTTTGACGAGGGCCGTGTGGATCGCGGTCAGCGCGTCCAGCACGGTCTGCTGGTTCGAGTGCTTGCCGTTCAGGAGGACCGGCAGCCGGACCAGCATGCCCTTGTCGAGATGTGTGTCGGCCGGGATCCCGCCGTTCTGGATCATGCAGATCCCATTCAGCGGAGGGTCCGATCCGTAGACGATCGTCGCGTAGGGCGTCGTCGCCTCGGCCGCTTCCGCGATGTTGTCCATCAGTTCCGTGATGTAGCTCATTATCTAAGCGCCTCCGTGAATTTCTTCTGCGCGATCTCGCGCCACTCTGACTCGTGCGCCTCGCGGGCCTTCTCGACCCACTGCGTCCCGGTCCCCGCCGTTGTGTAGTGGTGGACCCGGTGCGTCCCGTCAGCCCTCACGCCGAACCACTGGTAGAGCGCATAGACGGTGTCCCAGACCAGGAACATCCTGCCGCTCTCCCCGCGTTCGACCTTCCCGGAGTCCCGGAGGCCCCCGGCAGACTGTGTGGATCCGGCTGAGTACTGGACGTACTTCTCGGAGTCGGCGAGCATCTGCTCAGCGAGAGCGTAGGATGCGAGCTCGCTCGCTGCGTTGATCGCGCCGATCCACTTGGCCTTGTCAGTTTTTACGATCACTGCCATGCGCTCACCTCCTTAGACCAGGCCGAGCTCCCAGTGATGCCGCCGTGTCGCCGGGACATCCGGGAGGTCGTCCACGATCAGGACCTGAAAGTCCCCGATCTCCGTGCCGGAGCTGTCGGAGACCGTCACGCGCATCGGCGCGCCTGCTGTCAGAGACGCCTGCTGCATCGCATGAAGGTCGAGGACCGGCAGGCTCCTCCGGGCGTCTACGAAGAGCACGCCCCGGAGCTGGACCTCCGTGTCCGCAGGCCCTTTGATGGTGTCGCTCTCGCCCTGCAGGTGCACGCGGGTGACCGTGTGGTCTTCATACTGCGGGACCTGGAAGCGGTCCATGCCCGTCACGACGTGGAAGACTGCGGTGTCGTGCAGCATCCTCGCCGGAATAGGTGCCAGGCTCACATCCACCACCCCCAGACCTGCGGGGGTGTCCCGACTGTCGGGACACCGGGATAGAGCAGCCCTGTCCGCTCCAGGTAGACATAGACGCCCGGGGCGATCATGGACCGGGACCCGGAAGCAGCAGCGGAGCTGCTTCCGTTGTTCACCGACACCTTCCCGACGGTGAAGCCTCCGCCGCCCTCACGGCCGGCCACAGCCACGTTCAGGCCGTACTCGAAGAAGTACTCGATCTGGCAGCAGATCGCCTTCTTCACAGCCTCCTGGACGCTCTGGGACGTGATCGCGAGGATGTCCGCGGCGGACTTATTGATCAGGCCGAGGATCAGATCCTCGGCCCTTGCGTCATACCTGGGGAAGTCGGCCTGCTGGACCGGCTCGCCCATGTACGTCTGTGTATAGTACGTGTATGTTACGAGGCCCACCGGTCCACCTCCTCGATCAGGTTCCGACAACCTGAGTCGCGTAGCCGGAAGCCACGACGAAGCCGGTCTGCTTGTTGACAGCCGCCACGGTGATCACCTTGGACGCGGTCAGGCTGCCGATCGTGGCCGGATTAGCCGTCATTTCGGTCCAGGTGTTGGCGACCGGCGGCACTGCGCCATAGGTGCAGGTGATCGCCGCATTCTGGTCTGCACAGTAGACGAGCTTCACGCCTTCCTGGATCGCGCCGCTATCGTAGATACCGGGGCCGGAGACAGTGATCACAGAATCGCCGGAAGATGCGCCAGCAGCGGAGGTCACAGTCAGGGCGCCGATGGTCGGAGCCGCGCCGAGCTGTGCATAGACGCCTGCCTGCCTCTGAGCGAGGACGAAGACATCGTAATAATAACGCTCATAGTAGAGGTACTTGCCCTTACTCTGAGCGGTCGGTGCGGACATCATGCTGGTGTCGTAGATGATCGGGGCCGCGATGGCCATCGGATCGTAGAGCAGGAAGTTGATCTGCGCTGCTCCGGAACCAACAGCCCAGCCCACAGTGAAGTTGTACACCGTCTTCATCATGTCAGACGGGACTTCCTCGATCCGTACGCCATCCAAGCGGGCGACGTTGCGATCCACGTCCTGGATGCCGTTGGACAGCTCGATGAATCTGGTGATGCCAGCCGCCTGCTTCAGGAGCTTGTAGCACGCCGGGGTCATCTTGCAGCGCACACGGTCACGGTTGATGCGCTGATCGGTCATATACGCGAGAGCGTCGTCCCATTCGTCGAGGATGTTCGCAGCGGACAGAGCCGCGTAAGAAACACCACCGAAAGCGGAAGCGAAGCCGGCCAGCTTGCTGGACATGTACGCATCCTGCTCGGGGACCTTCTGGAACTGGTTGAAGGTCCGGGTCACGTTGGCGATCGTCGCGACCTCGTTGGTCTCGTCGATGTCCATCGGATCGACCAGGGTGTCCCAGTCGCGGTCCATCTGCAGGTCGTGGGACTCCCAGTTCACATCGAAGTTCCGGGTGAACACGCCGTCGATCCGGTCGCGGTTCACCGCGCGAGCGCCGGTGGTGGACATGCTCGGAATATAAACAGTCTTGCCGCGGAGCGGACGGAAGCGCTGGCTCTCGCCCTGGTTCCACAGGTCGGCATAGTAGGAAAGATACGGGTAGGCGTTAGCCAGTTCGCGGCCATACTGGGCCGCATAGTTCAAGTTAGGCATTGATTATCCTTTCTGGGGAATAAAGCCCCAAGAATCCATAAAGGACGCACCGGCCTTTCCTGACGGGACGCTGCCCTGCGGCTGCGCTCCGAAGGACGGCTTCGGCGGCTCTTCCTTCGTGGTGAACAGATCCGGCATGGAGCTCTGCAGCTCCTGGAGCTGTTCGGTGTACGGTTTGTGCTTTTCGGCATGGTCCAATTTTTCCCAGACGATATCCCTGTAGGGCGCCTTCACGTTGGCGAAGTCGTCACCCTGGAAGGCCTTCAGCTTCGCGTTTTCCCCCATGAGCGCGAGATACTCGGCCGTTGTCTTGACGTCAGGCGGCGGTGCTTCTTTCTTCGCGGCCTCGACGGCTGCGTCGATCTGCGCCTGTACGTCACTCTGAGGGACGTAGTCCTTCAGCGTCCGGTTCCGCTCCGCAAGAATCACGTCGACCTTGTCCTCCGGGACACCGTTGTCCAGTAAAAACTTTCTCGAAAATGCCATAGTTTTACATCCTCCTGTTTAACGCCTCGATGACGGCGAATTTTTACGTTTTACGCCCGCCGGCGCATAGAAAAAGCACCCTCTCGGGTGCTTCATTCTTCGTCTTCGTCAGCATCTGATGTGCCGACACTCTCGTCGAGTTTCCGGATCGCTTCCTGCAGCAGCGTCTTCGCTGCATCCCGGAGGGCGTTTTTACTCGCCGGATCCTCCATGCGGATCGCGTTCTCCACGATCCCGGCCGCGCTGTGTATCAGATCCCCGACCTGCATGGCTTCCATGTTCTTCTCTTCATTTACGGGCATTCTTCTTTCCCTCCTTCTTCGGTGTAGCTTTTTCTACTGTTTTCAACACGTTTGCCGCAGGCGCCTTCTCCAGGATCGCCCCGCACTTCATGCAGTGGATCCCGTCCGCCATGCCGACGAGGTCCTTCAATTCATGTTTACAGTCCGCCATGTGCTTCCTCCTTTATTCTGCTATCTGTTCCCGGTCGTAGCGTCTCGCCCTGCCGGTCTCTGCTATGAATGAGCGCATGCGGGCCTGCTCTGTCCTGACCTTCTGCTTCGCCTCTTTGGCTGCTTCTTCGTCCCCGGTGGCTTCCGCCACCGCCTGGTCGCGCTTCGCGTAGCGGATCGCCCGCTCGTATGCCCGCTGCGTCTGGCTCTCCTCGTATTCCTTCCGGTTCTCCTCCGCGTCCTGCTCCGGGCCCGGCTGCGGATAGCTGAAGCCCGGGATGATCGGGATCGGATGGTGCCCGCAGTTGATGCCGAAGAGCCCCGCCGGCTCCCCGTAGGAGCTGTCGTTTATGTTGTCGTAGTGCTGCGTGTTTCCGTCCCCGTCGATGAACTCGCCAGGGCCGCCGGACCAGCTGAAGAACTTGCCCTGATATGGATAGCACAGCGGCCTCGCTCCCGGATGGCTGGAGACCTGGAAGATGTCCCCGCCCCCGTACTCCTCCTGCCTCGTCCTGATGGCCCTGATGGCCGCGTTGTGGCTCGTTGTCCTCACGACCATAGAAGCATAAGCCTCCGGGCTCCAGGCGCGCCCTGCGCGGTCGTAGAAGCCCGTCAGGCCGTTCTTCTGGAGCTGGTTCATCGCCTTCCGGATCGCCCGGACCCGCGTCTCCTGGTTCGTCGCCGCCGCGAGCGCCTGCGTCTCGAGGATCTGCTTTGCCTCGATGAGCTGCGCCTCATTGACCGCGACGCCGATCGTGTTGATGTAGGCCTGCCGCGTGCTTTCCAGCATCGTCGTGTTGACCATGTTCATCTTGTCGACCGCCTGCTCCGTGTAGGCCCTGACCATGTCGCGCATGGCCGGCGACGTCACCGCAGTCGTGCCCGGGTCATGCAGCAGGCCTTCCGCGGCTGCCTTCCGCAGCTGCGGATCTATGTCCAGGCAGGCCTTCTCCGAGACCTGCAGGAACGCCTTCTCGATTTCCTCCGGGAGCATCCCGATGTTCTTCGCGATGATCGCGGCGCTCTCCTTCGTGAGCGCTCCCATCTCGGAGAGCTTCTTGATCTCCCAGTATCTGGTCCTCTCCCAGCCGGTGATCTTGAAGTGCTTCGCGATATTTATCAGGAGCTCGTCCACGGTCCGCTGGTAGATAGCCTCGACCGGTTCGGAGATCTCCAGGATGTCCTTCGGCGTCAGCTTTGCCATGGGTCACTCCTTACAGCGGGATCCTTTTGTTCTCCCACTTCTTATACGCGTCCAGATACAGCTCCTCTTTGTCACCGTTCAGCGTGAGCTCGTAATACATCCCGTCGGAAACGGTCGTAGATGCAAGAGCCTTCCAGTTCTGCAGGGCCTTGCAGTACCAGACGATAAAGACATCGTCCGGAGAGATGTCACCGTTCTTATCGGTCGCGTCCTTCCGGGTGTTAAAGTAGTCTGCTACCGTGCTCTTAACGAGCGCGAAGAATTTAACATCTGTCATAATATCCTCCTCATTCGATGCCGTTGAAGTCCCGGATGTCCAGCTGCGGCATGGTGATCGTGCTCTCCTGCGCGATCCTCTGCAGCTCCGCGTCCGCGTCTTCCTCGGTCAGGTTCTGCCCGTACTTCGGATCCGTCAGGAAGGTCTTCTTGCTCATCAGGCCGGCACCCACCAGGGTGATGCCCTCGTTGATGTTTGTCTGCCTGTCCTGCGTGATCCCGTCATCCAAGGTCACCTTGATCTCGTAGCCCCCGGCCACCAGAGACGCCACGCTCTGGCCGTTCCAGGTGACGTCGTAGAGCTGGGCCACGTCCAGGATCCCCTCGACCACGCGCTCGATCACCGGCGTGATCTGGTGCTGGAAGTTTTTCACGGTCTTGTAGGTCTTCGAGTTCTCACTGACGACCTCCGTGGCCGTCTTCAGGCCCCCGTGGACGTCAAAAGAGAACGTCCCCGCAGAAAATCCCACCTGCAGGCAGAAGATGTTCAGGAAGGCGTTAAGCGCGGCCACGTGCTCCTCCACACGCAGCACGACAGAGTTGTCCTGGATCTTCAGGCTGTCCGGATCATCCGTACTGAGGGCCTCATAGGTCTCGTCGGTGGCGTCGAAGTACCGGACCTGCTTCCCGGTGTTCGGGTCCACGACGGTCCTGATCATCCTCGCCGGGACGATGATCCTCTTTTTACCCAGGCGGAACTCCCGGACGAAGCTGTCGAAGCAGATGTCGATCGCGTGCAGCGTCTCCATGGCGTTCGCGTAGATCGAGACGCCCAGCGGGCTGTTATCGTCGATATTGTTGGCAGTCGGTGTCCGGAAGTAAGCGAAGAGGGACCGCTCCACGTTCAGCGTCGTCTCCTCGTCCAGATACGGATAGATCTCCGCCAGCGGGCAGCGGATCCCGAGAATGTCCTGATTCTCTCCTACGCCTCCCCGCTTCATCTCGGCTTTGTAAAGCTCGTTCCTGATGATGTAAGTCAGACCGTCCCAGATGTGCCACTCCAGGAGGGTGTAGTACCAGCCGGCCTTCGCCACGCGGGAGACGAAGATCCCCTCAGTGACCTCCGCGTTATCCCAGGCTGTAGGGACGAACTGGTCCGCCATCGCGTAGCCGATCCGGATCCTGCCGCTGTCCGGGATCTCGTTCCCGTCACTGTCCCTCCGGACCTCGTACCACACTTTCAG